AATGGCAGGTAGTTTATACATTTCTGCTTTAGGATCTACTCCCCAGCTTTTTGCAGCATCATATAAAGCTGCTTCATCTTTTCCTTGGCCCGTGTATCGTTTAGCACAATTATTTAAATCATATCTCATTTGATTTTCATCCACTAATGCAGATGCAATCATAGTATCTACAATTCTTCCTTTAATAGATAGTCCTAAAGATCTAATCCAACACACATCGTACATTGCATTGTGAAATATTTTATCTGACTCAGTATTTAAAATATTTTGAAACCATTTTAAAACCAACTGACGATCCATATTACCACCACCTTCATGAGCAATAGGGTAATAACCACACCAATTTTTTACAGCAACAGAAATTCCCACAACATCTCCATTTTTAACAATAGAGCCTGACCCCATTTTTACTAAATCAGGATCCTTGGTTTCTAGATCAATTGCAATTTCGTCATGTTTAGATAAATCAGGAAACTCTGTTGGAGGTGTCCATTCTGTTTGTGGTTTGAATAGTGGCTGTTGTATCATGAATAATCCCTTTCTATTGCCATATCAATGTAATGTTTTGCTTTTTCTAAATCTTTCTTTTGTCCTTTCTGCTTGTGCCTGCACAAATATTTTATAGCATTTCCTTCTGCGAAAGGCAAATTATTTTTATTTATAAACTCTGATGGCTGAATGACCATACATTGATAATGAGATCCTCCCACTTGTTTTTTATATACATCGCTCATATTCTAAATGCCTTATAAATATCTTTGGGTTCTACTATATGTAAATGTTCCTTGGTCCTTGTAGCGCCAACATAAAATAATCTATTAACATCATCAGGAACTTTTTCATATTCTCTTAGAGTTTGTCTGCTTAAATCAGTTAATAAAATTACATTGTCTGCCTCTCCACCCTTGACTCCATGTATTGTAGATAGTAAAATACGTGGTTTTTTATTTAATTGCTCTCCATTCTGTCTCATTTTTCTAATATAATTTACTTTTTTAGAAGGTGCATTATTGAATGCGTTATACCAGACATCGTCCACCATTAATCCATATTTATTTTTACATTGTTCTAGAGAGTAAAAACTATCCTTATCTAGAAGTACTAATGATTTTTTGTTTGTATGGGATTCATCCATATAACTATAAATTCTTTTTATTCTTGTATAATCTAAAGTTTCACCTTTTCTCCAGGATTCCCACTCAGTAATTGCTTCGTATAAATCTTGTTCGTATGATTTTTTATATTTATTTTTATAATATAATCCATTTTGATAAATAGTATTTTCGAGATCATTCAACATAGAACGAGTTCGAGCAAGCACCAACCATTCTCCTTTAGACATATCTATATGTCTAAAATCAGAATAAGTAGATAATTTTCCTTCAACAGTTTTAGGACGCCAATCTTTTGGAATTCTATTACCCACCTTATTTATGATTTTCATTGCAAATTCATGTACTTTAGCTGGAATTCTATAGGATTGAGTTAACTTAATAAATTCACCACCCAGGGTTATAAAACTATTAACATCTGCACCGGCCCATTTAAAGATAGCTTGGTCATCATCTCCCGCGATATAATTATCTGTTGATTTATCCCATATAATTTTAGCCATGTCCCATTGCATTAGAGATAAATCTTGTGCCTCATCAATAAATACTACATCAAATTTAGGACAGGTATCAGATTTAGTGAAATCTAAAATCATGTCATTAAAATCTATTAAGTTATATTCTTTTTTGTAGCTCTCTAATTCGCTTGATATAATTTTAAGTTTATCAAATTCTACATCCTGGATATGTTCTTTAAGATCGTATTGTTTTTCTAAAGAAATATTTTTTAATTTTGACAATTGAATAATTCTCAAGTAATCACTTTTAGTAGAAAAAATTCCATTCATATCCACCATATTATCTTCATAGTCCACAGGGAACGCCAATTCTTTTCCTAGAGCTTCGTAGTGGCTTCTTTGCATTACATTATCTTTTTGTATTCCTAATCTTCTAAAAGCTAGTGAATGAAGTGTTCTGAAATAAGGAAGATCATCTTCGGTTAAATTAAATTTTTCCATTGCTCTATCTCTCGCCTCATACGCAGCTTTTTGAGTGAATGCAAAATATCCAATTTTATCTGGATCAGTTTTCTTTAAATATTTATCCACCAAATTTAAAAGAGTGGTTGTTTTTCCTGTGCCTGGCGGTCCAATTACAATAGTTTTCATTTAAATCTCCTAAAAAAATTTCTCCAGAATGCAGATCGGATAATAGACACCACTGTAAAAATTAAAGCGATTCCTATGCTATCTAAAATTGTGGGATATAATCCAAACAGGGGAAAAATTGTCAATTGTATAATTATTGCAATTATGAGACCACTTCCTACATCAATAAAACTTTCAATAAAGCAACGTTTAAGCATTAAAAATTAACTTTCTTTTTAAATTGTTTTGGTTTATAATCTTCTACTTTTTTTTCAAAAGAATTTATAATAGTAACGGTTGGTCTACTCTTTCCTACTATGATTCTGTCTGTAATACACCCACAATGTTCTTTTAACATTTGACTAGTTTCTTGAAATTTAACATCCCATCTTCTTCTTTGAAGAAATCCATAAAAGAAAGAATCAAAAAGAAAGTAATGTTTTCCATCTTCCGTAAAAACACTTCCTTTTTTAATATCTTCTTTTTCAACAGTGGTGGAAGTTCGATTAGTACAAAATTCTTCTAAGTGATTTTGTAGTTGATCTTTTTTAGATGTTCCTGTAGGGGGAGATATAATTTCACGCATACTAAGCAGTTGATTTACAAGTATTTTCCAATCTTTTAATTTCATACTAGGGGGGTATATTCCAATCCCCGCAATACATGCTTCTTCAAATAAAGGTTGTTGTCTTAAATATTTAGCACTAGGAATTTTTAATCTTTTTCCATCTACATTTAAATAATAGTAAGGTTCTTCTAATTGAATCTCCTGAAGATCGCTTAGATCCGGAAACATAACTTGAGAACCTATTCCAAATTGTCTGGTTTTGCATAATTGTTTATCGCAATGATTACACATAGGGACATCATTACATTTCCATCCCCAATCTTTTTTCTCATGTTGATTTTTAATTATATCAATTTCTCTTTGTTCTAAATCTCCGATAATATAATTTTCATGAAACCATGAAATTTTTTCTTTCCAATTATTAGGCCATTTCTTTTTGGCATAAACTCCAAAGTGAAACAGAACTGCATTTCTGCCACCTTCCCCTATTTTTTCTGTGGCCAATGTTTCAATACATGGAGGCCCGTCAGAGAATTCTGATTCGGGCCTCTCTAGTTTTATGGAACCAACATCTAGTTGTTTTACATTATTATAGATTCCATAAAATTCTTCTAAATTTGCTGCTGTCCCGTTTTCTTTAAAAGCATATCTTGTTGTGTTATCTCCATTAAAATAAGGAAGATTTAAAAAATTTCCTGTGTCCTCTTCTGATTTTAATTCTATTTGTTTTGGAAATACCTCTGCATTTCCAAAACCTAATATTGCTCTAATTTGATTTAGTTTATCCCTCATGATTTTAGCTTCTATATTTTTATCCGAAAATAAAAAGATATGGGCGCCTCCAGATTTAGATCGACATACTACTAGAGGTAATTTTAATACTTTAATTTTGTTTAATAATTTTTGATGATCAAATCCGGCATAGCTATCCACATCTATACATCCCCATTTACATGTATCTTCTTCATTAATAGGAATTATTCCTAAACTTGGTTCTGTGCCGTGTAAATGTTTGTGCCAAAGATCTTCAGTAACTTTTTCTCTTTTGACAAAAGATTTAGTTTTTAATTTAACCCCGTTTTTAGGAACGGTGTTTATGTAGGTACATCCGTGGGCTCTATTAAGCCCTCTAAATATTTCTATAAATTTTTCCATATTATCATTCAGTTAAAAGGCGGATCCACTCTCGCTTCGCCGCCTTTCGTTGCAACCATCCTCCCGAAGGAGAATTAGGTTAATATGGAACGTCCGTTTTTGATTCCTCAGATCCGTGTTTAACTTTCACTAAACCTTTGCTATTTTTTTCAGCAAAATTTTTAGCAATTGTATAAATACCTTTATCTGTAACTGGACCAACTTGAGACACATTCCATCCAAACCATGTTCCTTTGTCATTAGACATTTGAACAGTTTTTAGTTTGTAAATGTGGCTATATGTTGGTGGTGTGAATAAGCCATTTTTACCTTGAAGCTTAAGACCCATCATCATTGAATTCCATTGTTTACTAATCTTTAATTGAGTAGATTTCATAGATATTAATGCTGTTGATGGACTTTTACCCATAAGAATCACAAAGTGATTAGCAGTATTTTCCAGATAATTACCGTTAGGTAGTCTATCCTTCCAAGATTTATCACGAGTAGTTGTACTCACGATATCACTGCCTGCGCTGTGGATTGCTACAGGAGCACCGGTACTCGCAATACCTCTGTCCTGCCATTCGACATATTGTCTTTCATAATGGACTGGTATAACATTTATACCTTTGGCCCCATCATAAAGTTCTTTAGTCACACTATTAACAATCATTCCAGGTTCTGCTGCACTAATAAACTTAGAATCTTGTTTATTAATTTCTGGAGATAATTGTCCCAAGACTTTCAAAAATGGTAACGCAAGATCTTCTTGCGTTATATTCTGAGAGCCAGCATTTGCATCCGCTTCGAATAGATTCGTAGCCAAAGCACCTGCTTCTTCTTTTTTTTGTACTTGGTTCATGTTTCTTTGTTCTTGGTTCATGTTTATTGTTTCCTTTTTATTGTTGTTTTATTTCCAACAAATATGTTGAAAATTTCCGTTGGCATTTCTTTTCCTGCCTCAATACGCTCACGGACTAACGCTTTCAGAGTCATTGGCTCAACCTTCAACTTTTGTGTTGGTTGAAAGCCATGACTCTTCGCAAGTTCGGCATAACCTGCCGCCTTGTTATCTTCGTTGCGGCCAAAAGAAACGGAGATTTCATTTTTAATAATATCTCCAAGGCCGTTTGTACGAAGCCAGTTATAGGCTCTATCTTTGTTTTGAGCAGAAATAGTAGCACTATAAAAAGGTTTAACATCTACAGAAGATCCATCCATAAGTTTAAGTTGAGATAAACCCATTTCAGATAGCATTGTTGGAATCACTTCTCCAGATACTCTGTCAATTTCCTTCTTTTTGTTTTTAAGAGCATCTTCCATGATCTTTAATTGATCTTCCATTGCTCTTAATTTTAGAACTTGATCAGATAAAGTTTTAATATTAGTTGTACTTTTTATAACTTCAGTTTGATCTTGTTCCATTTGTTCGGTAAGATTATTCATATTTTTCTAACTCCTTTCTGAGTAATTGTATTTCTTTCTTACATTTCTTAAATGATCGCCACACTAAAATTTTTTTTATATACGTCAAACAAATTGTAGGAAGCATTATTAATTGAGTCATCCTAAAAACAAGAGGTGCTTCAGAAGCTAGTTCATGTGTCACTTTCTCACTTATTGCAATTTGTTTTTCTGTTTCTAAAAAACCATTAATCCACTCTTGTGCGCGAACTAAACGTTTTTTAATTTTATAATAGTGTTGATCTTTAAATTTATACATTTCTGCT